TTCTTACCAGATTTTTTTGACAACTCATTCATTAATTTTTCATGACCAGTTGTAGGAGGATTCATACGACCGAAAGTAAAGAATACGGTCTTCTCTTCCTCTATCAAATAATTTTTAAATGAATTTATCATTAACCTTTCTTTCTTTCCAATTCTTTCTTACGTACATCTTTAAATAGCTTCTTAGCCATTCTTTTAATTCTTTGTTGTAGTGCTGGTTTGGCGAGTCTCTTTTCAATCTCTTGCTTTCTTGCAAAAGTAAGTTCACCTTTAGGAATACCTCTAGTTAACTTTTTAGCAAGATCATTTCTCGCCTGCCTCATTGCTCTTTTTTCGATAGTCTTTTTATTAGCCATCTTTTTCATAGCACGTTTTCTACCAATAGCAATACGTGACTTCATTCTCTTCATAAGTCGAGAACGTTTCATTCTTTGTTGTAGATTTAGAGCTTCATCAACATCTTCTTTTCTTAAATTCTTAGTTTTACTTTTATTAGTAACAACGTGAGGTTTGCCGTTAATGTGTACCACAGCTTCACCTTCTTTATTTACGTTACCGTCCCATGTTCCAGCGGCATGCGCTTTGCGAGCTGCCTTAACTTTTGGATGATTGTCTATTGATTCTTTTTTAATAACTTCTTTATCAGTCTTCACCATTCTGATACCAACCTTTCCGTCTGGCTTAATATACTTCTCTGGCTTTCTATCAGCACTTTGCACAGAAGCATTCATAGCTTTCTTATAGTCAGATGTATAAGGAGCGTTCACCTTATTGACTTTCATTCTCATATATTTGGAAGTACCTTTTGGACCTTTCACAGGTATCTTAAGGTTCGGAAGATCTTTATCTTTCTTCATAGAAAGTTCAGAAAACGATTTGAGTGGGGCCATTAATTCCTCCCTGGTTTATCCCATCCTTTTATAATTTCTGGTGAAAAGTTAGCGTATGAAAACTCCATACGGTCAACAATTTTCACTGCATCACCACCAAGTTTGTCAATAGCGACATACCCTTCCTGACCAGTTACCTTATACCCATCACGAGTCTTTAAAAAGGTTTGCGCGCTATTTAACTTATTAAGTATATTTATAATTTTTAGTTTTGCTAGAACTATAGATTTTTGCAATTCAAACATCATTTGTAAACTTATTTTGTTTTGAGATGAAAAAAATTTCAATATATCATCTAATTTTTTTTGTTGAACAGATTTACCCTTTTCAGTTGTTCTCTTATCTATTTCTTTTTGGTACTTCTGTTTAATATAATTTATAAGCTTGTCAACATGAGTTTTAGTGTTACCAATGACTTCACCTTTTCGTACAAATGTATTATTGAATGTTTCGATCAGTTGAGCAAGACTTTGATTATTTTCAAGAGTACGCAATGTAGTTCCTGAAATTTTATTGAATATTCTTCCAGCATTACTGAGATGTGCATTTACCTCTGCTGTATCTTTTTTAGTCATAGTAAATTGAGTCATATCTCTCAGCATTGCGTCTTGTGACCAAACATTTTTAGTATCACGAAACTTACTCGTATCAACACCGTATGATGCTTTCATAGTTTCAAATGATTTTCCTGTATATGTGGTATGCCAAACTATTCCAATCTTTGCAGACTTAACTTTCTTTGCAGCTTCGGTTCCACTTGGAATAGCATACACAATTGTATTAGGGTGGAAGGTAACATAAGGTTTACCTTTAATTTTTTTTGTCTTAACATCGCTTGAATCAAATAAGAAGTCACCTTGTACAACACCTTTAATACCAAGTTCTGGTAAATACTTTAATGCAGCTTTTAATTTTGCACTAAGATCACCGCTAGTATCAGCATCAACATCAGCATCAGTCTTGTATACTTTTGGTGATTTATTAAATATTCCTTTTTTTGCTACGAAGAATTTGCCATCACGTGGATCAGTACCAGCAAAAACTGCTGGAGCTCCATCCCATTTAACAGATACGTTTCCATCTTTAACTCCTGCGACCATATCTCGTAAAGATCTTAATGCAAGTATTGCTTGCCTTGTTCCATCAACTCCACCATAGAGAACCTTGTCTTCAATATGAGTCATATGAGTATTTTTTTGTTCTGATATAAATTCTATAAAATTCATTACTGATAAACCTTTGCATATATTGATGATGCTTCAAGAGTTGAGCCAGCATAGTTTACCATATCGGTTATGACTAAGTCTGCTTTATTTTTATTAGCAACTAATGCATGAAGAACATATATTCCTGCAATCTTACTATGAATCTCTGCATCACGTTTTTCACTAAAACCTCTCATCCATTCTTCTTTGGTAACCTGCGGATGTATTTTTTTTACCATATTATATAATGGCATTGCTAAACGAGATTTTTCACCTCTTTGTTTTAACTCTTTTGCTTGTGATTTTAAATCTTGATTACTTGGTAAAGTTATATTCATTCTATTTTTTATAGAATCAGTTATTTCTTTATAACCACCTCCACCACCACGTGCAGTTTTAAGTTTCAGCTCAAATGTAAGTGCGGCAAAGTCTGCTTTATTACGTATTGCCGCGCTTCCACCATTAAATTCTACATTTGAACTTTTACTTCTCCAGATGTCACCGCCTTTGCGTTTAAACACTGCCATTGAACTACCGCTAATAAATTTATATGTGTATCGCTTTGCATCTTTATTTTTAATTTCAAGTTTTAATCCATTTTCTGCAGTTACTTTTTTTAATGATATTCCCATTAATTTTCTTGCATTGAACAATTCTATTAGTTTTAAATTAAGTTCTTGTATTGAAGTGTTTGGAAGTTTTGAAGCTATTGACTTATCGGTTGTTGCCCATATATCTCCGGGATTCCATTTATCGTTTTCAATTTTTGTCATATCAGAATTTTTAACTGCAACATCTTTTACTTTATAAATGTCATTCATTACTTTATCATTACGATGAAACGTCATTTTATTATTAATCAATCTATCTTTAACTAATCTTTTTGCCGTCCAATAACCTGAATAATGCCATGAAGGATCTAGTTCCATGATCTGTTCAAAGGTTGCACCGACTACACCGGTTCCATTATAAGCTTTTTGTAGATCTGAAGGTTGTATTGATTCAAATGAAGCTTTTGGATTATTGACCATGTGTTCACAATAAACGCATTGCATAATTTCAGCTCTGGCTGTTTGAGCTTCTCCACCTCCGCGGCCTCCACTATCACCACCGAAGACTTTTGATTTACCTATTTCATTTGATTTAATTGTACCTTTATTAGTTTCAAGATCTTGTGTCTTTTTTTCTTTTTCTAATCTATCTACAGCTGCTCTATTTTCCGGTGTGTTTTTAACTACAACTTCAGTTCCGTCAGTTTTCGGCATAGCCTCACCAGATTTCATCAACAATCTTAATATGTCTATACGATCTACTTTTGTGTTTGAGTTAATTTTAGCCCACTCGCCGGGAGGCATAGCTGATAACTTCATGCGCTCCTCCAAGTATATCATGTATGATTTGAATTTTAACATAGTTCTATTTATAATAGTTCGGAGTTAAAAAAAGCGCCCTTATGGACGCTTATGTATGTTTTCGCAGATATATTCTATCTCTGGAAAGACGCCTATTCTACAATTACCTACATAATATTCAATAGGCCAACCAATGAATAGTATAACAAATATTAATATGAAAACGATTGAGACCCAGTGTTTCTCTAGAAACGACCTAATAGTCTCGCTATATGATGAACCCATGGTAGTAACATTATCGCCATAAATAAGTTTGCGCCACTGTGTGCTAATGCTATTCGTAGAGTATCGCCTTTCGGCATGCCGTCTGATACAAAGAAACCTGCGAGCCATATAGTACCAGTAGTTCCTATGTTTGCTCCAAGAACTGCGGCAATGGCAGCTGGTAGTGGGAGAGCTCCACTTGCAACGAGAGCTATGATTGCAGTGGTAGATAACGATGAAGATTGCCAGAGCAGCGTCATGACAATTCCACCCATGAACATATAAATTGGATTACCTAAAAAGAAGTTTAAGTGTTCTAAGTTTCCCATGGATTTCATTCCACCTGAAAACATTTTGAGACCTATATAAAAAACTACAAGGCCAACAAGAGCCGTCATTACCGGGTTGCCTAAATCCATCTTCCACACCTTTTTAATTAATTTGTCCATACTATTATGTATTAACGACCACGGTTCTTGAATGTTACACTTTTGTTAAACTTTTTCTTTTGAGAACTTTTTGTTCTTTGCTCATTTCGGTATTGAGGATCGTATTGCTCGTATCCTCGAATACCGTTTTCTTTAGCCCATGCAGCTATCATCTCTGGTCTATGTTTTTTCATTTTTTGAACCTAACTGTGTAAGATCTTCCCTCATACTCGAAAGTGATTGTCGAATGAGAGTAGACTGTTCTAGACTCTTCCTTATAACGCGTTTGATTGCTGCAGTATGTCTTAACATTGCCACTAGCGCTACTATTTGAATGACCAAGCATGCCACCAATAAGTGCTCCGATTGCACCACCATCTTTTTCTCCTTTTATATTATTGCCTATGATTCCACCAAGAATTGCTCCGGCAAGAGCATCTCCTGTTTTGTCACCTGACGTGACTCTATCTCTACAAACTTCAACCGTATACGGCATCTGTTTTATTACAGTCTTGTAGTGATCTCTTATATTATTATCATCAGCTCTAACTTTTTCTGATACAGTGAGAAACGCTGCAGTCGCTAGAGTTACCCAAAAGAAAAAGTCTTTAGTTCTTTGATCCATTACTTTAACTTCCATAAAATATATTCTTCACTGTTAGACTTCATAGTAATAGCAGGAACTCCAGATGCTGGTGTCTTACCTACATATTCCCATTTATAGCCTTCTTCCATCTGCTGATTTGCAGTCTCTCTAAACTCTTGTGTATCAATGCTAAACATTGCAAGAAGTAACACTAGTAACATTATTCTATTCTCCCAATTTAGTTAGTGGTTCAGTTTTATTATAGTCATTATAATCGTTATCAGAATATCTGCGACCTGCAACTTGTTTAACGACCATGCCATTTTTAATGCGATAAGTGATGAGCTCCCTGGATAAGACACCGTCTGTATCCAGGAGATCAAAAGCTTGTTTTAAAGGACCGTCAGTCATTAAGCTACTTCCGCAAATTTTAATGCTGTGTTAAGAGCATTTCTTTTTTTGATTTGATTTCCACCAAACCATGAAGAGTAGAGTCTATTGTCAGAGTTTCTACCCTGTAGGTGATCAGTAACATAAGTCACTGAGTTGAATGCTTGCCACCAAGAACCTTCGGCATACTTTGCACCAGGTTGCTGTTCAAGAGCATCGTAACATGCAATTGCATTCTTTGAAAGTGTCTCCATAGAAAGAGATTTATTCTGTACTCTCTTATCAGCAGTTCTTGGATAAACAGTGTTGTAGTACTCAATTAGAGAATCAAGATTGTATCTCTTAGAACCAAGAAACTCAGCCATTTCTTTATAAGTCTTTAACTTATCAGAAGCAATGCCTAAAGCTTTCTTGACTTCTTTAGAATTGAACTCAACTCTATGACCAACTTTAACTGATCTTTGAGCTTCTTGATCGAGTGAAAGTGAAAGAGTATTGTTACATACAACTCTAATTGGTGTAAACCTAATGTCTATAGACTTACCGTAAAGATGTGGATTAGAGAAAAGCAAGTAAGACTCAACAGTGTCACCACCGAAAAGATCAAATGATTCTTTAACTTTCGCCAAAGCCCATACCATTTGTCCACCTTTCAATGAACCTGCTGTATGCATTTCCATATCACCGGCAAGAACATACTCTGAAAAGAATTCAAAGGCTTGTTCGTTTTGAACTGGATTCCAGATCTGACCGATGTTAGTTAAGACTTTATCGTCTGAACTTCTTACGAGAGCTTTCATTCCAGTAGCAACCTTCTTACCGTTTGGTAAAGTTGCGTATGAATCGATCTGATCGACCGTCCAGTCAAGGCCAGCTTTTTTCATCATCTGTGCTGGTGTCAGATCGTTTGATACAGGAACTCCGAGACCGTGCCACGGTACTTCGCCTGCATATGCCATAGTTTCAACTTCGTGTGCCATAATATAATCCTCCTATTGGCTATTTAAATTTCGTTCGATACAGCTTGAAGGTAAACCTTCAGCAGTACAAGGGTCTTCCATTGCTCCAATCACAATAACTGCGGTTGATATCAAAAGTGCTGCGATAAATATTTTCATAAAATGTACTCCCTTTTTAATTTTATAATATTATTATACACTATTTTCTCTTAAATGTAAAGGCTTTTTTTCACTTAATTGCATTTTTTTTTCCAAGTATTTTATCCTCAACACTTTTAATATGTTTACACTTACGGAAAGCAATGCATGTACAATCAAATCCACTATCATACATGCGAACCTGATAACTATCACCACGTGATCCAGTGACAGGCCACATAACACCAACAAATGGATGCTTGAATGTGTTGATCTCATCTGATTGATGTGCCATTAAGCAATCTCCTTCCAACCAACTCGATCACAAATAAACTTTTGAAATTTATAATCAGATGTAAATACTGTAAACTCATCACCAACCATAGAACTACGAAGTGGTGTACCATCAAAGTTATGATGACAAACTGTCACATCTTCATGATCTCTCTCAGACCATGAATAGAAAACATTCTGTGTTCTATCGAATGCATACTCAAGAGCTTTTTGTACATCAGTACAAGGTGTATCAACACAAGCTGCTGTGAATGGAACTGCACCGTAGTTGTTGTTAAATGTAATAGATACTTTCATAATAAAACTCCCTTTTCAATTTTATAGTACTATTATACCATGTTTTTTCTTAGATGTAAAGGAAAAAATGCATTTAATTTAAATTTTTTTTTCGATCTTTTCAACCTTTGGATACTCAGCCTCGATACCATGAGACAAGTCCAGATACGCACATATGAACTCAAGAAAGAACTCATCATTGATAGTACAGTAAAACTCGAAAGCACGCTCACCAGTAAATCCTGCATACTCAAATTTACTGACATCATGAAACATATAGTAGTGGTCTAATGCTGCTAGTGCTATCTTTCGTGTAATCATCGTGAACCTCTTTATTTAAGAACTTTTTTTCGGAGGATTTTTTTAGCACCCCTGACTTAATATCGCAGATCCCGGTATATCCGAGTCTCGATCTCCATAGAGCTTCTGCCATTCCTCTGTATTATCTCGATCGACATTCTCCGCGAGCACCGTGTCATAGTAATACTCTTCAGTATCTCCGAGCCTATACTCATACCCATTCTCGACCTGATAATATTCCGTAGACACTCGAAAGTCCGGCTGCTTTGGTTC